CATCACACTGAATGGAATTCTGTCGGGATCTGTCACTGTGGTGTAATGACAGAATTGTGAGTTTTGAGCGAGCGGACCTGAGCTTATTGGCGGTGCTTGGTTGTTTTGATCTCCCAGAATTGTCACGTACACCAGATACGGCGTATTGAGCATTTCCATGCAGCCCCAGTCGCCGAACAATGACGGGGGCTTTTCTGTCATGCCTTGAATGTACACGCGATAGGCTGATGTGGCCGCCAGTGCCTCGCACGCGATGCAGCCCCACGTCGGATTCCCTCCCGTGCTGTTTGGGAAGTTGCTGTAACTCGGAAATGATTGCGACAACGATGCGAGCGAAGGCCCGCTCGGTAGTTCGCTGAAACTCGCTTCGGCACACTGACACCCGCACCCAATCAGCATCTCACGGCCCTCCGGTGCCTGCACTCGCCGAAGGACCGCCAGACGCAGAACCAAACGAAAACGACTCGGATTGCGGCCCGCAGTCTGCTGCGTATGGTTGCCATTCGCCATCGATCCATTCGATTTTGATGTAACTGTCAGCGTCGATCGAAATGTTTTCGAAACGGTTCACGACGGTCACGGTTTCATCGCTCAGCTCCAAATCGCCCCCGGCTGTCAGATCCAGCAGCCGCGCGGGTGCTGTGCTGGGATCTGTCAGCGTGTCCACAGCCGCCAACAAATCAGCCTCCAGAATTGCCTGCCGTCGCTGGTCCCGGACAACCCCGGGGAACAAATTCGTCGGCAGTTCGTTTTTCCAATACGCGAACCATTCCCGCGTCAGTTTCTTTAACTGCCGGATTGCCTCTGCACTCAGTTGATAGCCTTGCGTGCTCATGTCAGCGGCAGACTCGAAAAGGCTTGTGTTTTGTAAACGTTGTACGTCAGGAACACGCCGTCAGTTGCCTTAGGGTCTGGCAACTTTTTGCCAGTCCCGTCCAGAAGCACTGGTGATGTCGGCAGCATCCCGCGAATTTTGATCGGCACACGTCCTGTTGGCGCGGCTGCATCCTTTTCGTTGTAGCCCTGATCCAGAATCTTATACGCCCAGCCGTCACGCCGTAACGCAATCACAAACGTGACCGCCCGGAACGTTGTCCCGTTGCGAATCTCTGCGGGCCCAACGCTGACGCGCTGCATCTTTGCCTCGCCTATTGCGATGCTAACGCCGTCAATCGTGAACGTGTCGCTGTTGACAGCATCCTGATACGTCAGAACCCACGCGGGAACGGATGAAAGATTCTTCGTAATGGTCACAACTCGCCTGCTGTCGTCCATCTGCTCCGGCGGTAAAAACGGATCGCCCGCACTGTTCACGATCGCGTCGCCGTTCTTGTCCTGTGTGGCAGGCTTTGTGAATTGTTCCGTGTCCCACTGAACAAAAACCGGATCGGATGTTGGGACCGTGTTGATTGCTCGTTCTGTTGAATATGTCGCCGTCACGTCCCAAATACGCCAGCCCCGCACACATTGCACGTCCAGATCGGTGCAGTATGCGTTGCCATCGCTGGGAAAGGTGTTGCCGATCACCGGCAAACTGCCGTTGCTGCCAACCGTAAATGCGTTGTCCGTTTGGCTGGAAGTTGTCAACCGAAACACGCGCGTGTAAGTCCTCACGCCGCGGCTGTTTGTTGCCCGTCTGCCTTCCGCCAATTCGCCCACGTATGTGACCGCCATGTTTTCTCAGTCCAGCAGATTGCCAACGACTTTGTTCACGAATCCGTTCTTGACCGCTTGGAATATGTTTTCCAGCGGCTGCAGTAGCTTGTCCGTCTGTTCCTCAGTGGCTTCCACCACCGGGTCTTGCGTCTGTTCAATCGCTGCCCGTATTGCGTCGAAGGCTTCCGCGCTGCCTTGCTGGACAGCCCCGGCAAACTTCGCCATCGGCCCGCTTCTGCCCGCCGCTTCCTTACCACCAAACAACTGTGCCGCCATGACGTTCGCCTGCAGCAGCTTGCCACCCAGCCACGTATTGACCGCTGACACAATCGGCTCTGCTGTGCCCTTGGCGTTCTCAATGAAGTTGCTCAACGCCTTGCCCAGATCCGGCGGTGGCGCGTTTACAATCTGATCCTCGACGGCCTTCAACACGTCCGGCTTTTTGCCCGCACCTGCTGCGCCCTCCAGTTGCTTCAGCAGCCCGGCCAGACGTGCCTGCGCTTCGTCCAGTGCAGGACTTCCGCCCGGTCTGCCCTGCGCGTTGATTCCTGCGCCCAGTGCGTTGCCGATCATCTTCAGTGGATTGGTCAAATCCAGTGCCTGTTGCGCCGCGGCTGCGGTGCTGGTGATCAGTCGGCTCATCAGCTTTGGCCACTGCTCCTCCAGATACGCCATGCCCACGTCGATTGCCGCCACCAGCACGTCCGCCAAAAACTTCGCTTTCTCCGGCATTGCCGAAAACGCCTGCAGGATCTGATTGGCCTTCGTGGCCATCGCCGTCAGGTGTGGCAGAACCATTTCGCCGAGCATTCGCCCCAGCGTCTGCACGCCTTCGATCAATGAATTCCACTGACCTGTAAACGTCGCATTCGCTTTTTCGAGTGCTCCGTAAAACTTGCCGCCTTCCGCTGTGGCGGAAATCAGTGCCTTCTGCACCATGCCGAAACTGATCTGCCCGGCCTCACGCATCGCCATCAATTCAGCGGTGTTTTTGCCTGTCGTTTTCGCCAGCAACTCAAACAGGTTGATGCCGTTTTCGGCAAACTGATTCTGCTCCTGCGCCATCAGTTTGCCTTTGGCCTGAACGTCAGTGTAAGCCTTGGCAAGAAACCCCAGCTTTTCGGAATTGCCCATTGCCAGATCGCCCAGCAACTGCATTGTGGGGATGATGTCGGTTTCCCCGACTCCCTTCGCCAGCAGCATTGTTGCTGCTTCGCCTGCAGACTGCACACTGAACGAAGTCCTCGCCGCGAACTTCTCCAGCTCGCTGAACAACTTCGCGCCCTTGTCCACGTCCATCAGCAACGTTGAAAACGCGGCCCGCGCAACTTCCGCCTCCGCGGCCAGATTCACCACGCCCAACGCCATGCCTTTGACCTGCTGAACAGCCCCCGAAAACAGGCTGCTCAACTGCATTCCTGTGAAGGTCTGCAACACACCATTGGCAAACGATTTTGCCTGCCCCAGTGCGTTGTCCAGCCCCTGTTTCAGGGGTCTGGTATTCGCACCGATGTTGACAGCCAATGTTCCGAGACTAGCCACGGCGTCGCGCTCCTATTGCCTGCAGTGCCATTGCTGCAACGTCGTGGCTTGCCGGTTTTGCTTCCTGCTGCTCACCACGCCACCACATGATGCTGTTTGGTGTCACGTCCTTGCCTCCCAGTGCTCCGGCAACCATCGCTGCAAAGATCCCTAACGCCTCATGTGTTCCACGGTGGCCTATCGGGTCGATTGCGTCCTTCGCCTGCCATTCCTGCCATTGCTGCGGTGTCATGTGATCCAGCATGGAATCCACGTCCAGCCAGCCCATGACTTCGGCCAGCCGATACGCTGTCAACCTCACTGGATCACGTTTCAGTTTTTTGCTGTGGTCTCGATGTCCGCAGCCGTGAATCCTGACAACCGCTGTGCAGCATTCACGATTCGCTCAACCACGTCCGCCCGCTGTTGTCCGATTGCCTGCACGTCCGCTGTGGTGAACAACGGAACGCCGTCATCGGATTTGCAACACGCAACCACCAACCGCTCACGGATCTCCAGAACACGCGCGGCCACTGGTCCGGATTTGCCCTGCATCGACTGCTCGAACCGTGTCCGCTCCAGTGCCGTCATGCCCCACACCGGAATCACCACACCCTCGCCGAATTCCGGAACCGGTACGTCCTCCCGTGGGACTGGTAACGGTGTCCGAAATGCCGCCGCATCAATCACTGTCCTCATCGTCGTTCCCCTCAGAATCGTCTGTTGTTTCCGGCTGATGCAGTTTGAACTGCGCCCGCACCGCCGCGTCAATTTGCGCCTGCGTCATCGCAGCCGCCTTCCTGCATTCGTCATCCAGTGGGACCGCTTCGCCATTGCGAACCAGTGCCACGCAATTCGTCTCCGGGTGCTCCGTCTGGTCAATGACCGTTCCGACCGGGACAAACCGCCGACTGTCAGACTCGACAATCAGCGGGCTTTGCCACGAATCGACCGCACCCAGATCCCGCGTTGTTCTGCACCTCATCAGATCACCTCATCAGCTAGGCAATACCGGGCAACCGTCACACTTCAGCGTGATGGACGATCGCAGCCCGTCGGTTGCGTCGCCGGTGATGTCAACGCTGATCCCGGAACTCACGAACGTCAATTCAGTGCTGGAAGTGTTCGCAAACTTCACCTTCCAGTTGACATCGTTTGGCAGTCCGTTTGTCGTCAGGTGTGCAGCCACCGCCAGATCGGTGATTGCCTGATGTCCGGCCAATGCGGGATCATACAACAGATCGAACGTCACGCTCCCGCCCTCGACGTATCCTGTCGGGTCGTATTCAACGCCCGCAGTGCCGTCCAGCGTCCGGCTGTCGTAGGTTTCCGTTTCAATGCCGCTGATGCTGAACCCTGTGACCTGTGCCACCGCCGTGTAGGTGGTGCCGCTGGCCTGCTCAATCACCGTCCCTTTGACTTTCAACTTCGCCATTTCTCACTTCTCCTATGGATTGAAAATGATGTCGTAATCCAACGTTATCGCAAACACCCCGTTGTCACTGCCGTCCGTTGCAGGCTCGTAGTCATGTGACTCGCTGTTGAATATCGTGGCCCCAACCGTGAAACTCCCCGCTGCCCCGCTGTAGTCCGTCAATCGTGTCTTGACAGCGTTTGCGAGTGACTCGGTTTCAGGGAACGTCCGCCCTTTGCAATCCACGTCAATCACGATGCTCCGCAGTGTGCTCGTGCTTGCGTCCAGACTCAGGAATTCCTCGCTGTTCAACTGTGTCAGCACGATATACGGCAACGCCGCCTTTTGCGGTGCTTTGTTGACATAACACCGACTGCCGATCAATGTGCTGATGGCTGCGGTGTTGATCAACAAATTCAGGATTCCGGTAATCACTTGTTTCGGTTCCCCTCAATTGTGATGCCCTCGGAAACGTAAACGCGGATGATTTCGCGAATGTTTCCGCTGTAGCCAGACAGCGTCACCATGATTGGACGTGCCTGTGGTGGCATACGTCCGCGGTTGGCCTTTTTGCCTCCGGTGTCCAGTCGCACCGATTTGCCTTTCCACCCACCGCGGCCACGCTTCCCGCCAACACGTCCGCGTTTGGTGCCTGTGATGCGGTTCTGTGTGCCGCTGAACCACCAGTGCACGTTCGCTTTGTCGATGCCAACGCCTGCCCGCTTGCTGTCCTTGCGAGACTTCTGAGTGGTCGCAATCTTCTCCCGCAGTTGCGATGCCTTCGCCTGCTGTTTGTCTGTCAGTCGCTTCCTTCGCAGAATGTTCGGCCCAACGCCTGCCCCCACTTTGACAGCTCGCCCGCCCGCGTTGTACTTGCGTTTCACGTGCCGCCAGGCGATTGCTTTCCTGACGGACTTGTACCGCGTGGGGATCTCCGATTTGACCTTGTCTCTGCCAAACTTTCCGACCGCCGCCAGTGCCTTCGTTGCCACCTTGCCTTCAACGGTTGCCAGCATTCGCTGCGCGGCTTTTTGCACCGCCACCATGTCCACGTGCGCGGCCAGCAGTTGCCCGTGTCCACTCAATCCAGACGCGAACTTGGAAAACATCAGGTTGTCCGCCTTCGTGTCTGAATTTCGATGGAATTGTTCGCCAGATCCACGTTGATCACGCTGACGATTTCGTACACCTTGCCATCGGTTAAAATCCGCATGTCCGGCGTTGCGTTTTCCAGCGTCTTTGACCACGGACAATTAAACACGAAATCAACGTCGGATTGGACCTGCGACACACGCCAAAACTCCCGACCGCCACGACTCCGCACCGATGCCCACGCCGTGCAATAGGTGCTCCAGTTGGCGTCCGTGTTGCCGTTGATGTGCCCAGCCGCGTCCGCAGTCCCGGCCAATCGCTGAACCGTGATGCGGGTGGTGTAGTGCCTGTGGCTCTTTGCGTCGCACTTCATTGGATCACCGAATGGTAAGCCGTCCACTGCAACGAACTGATCAGCCGTCGATACGTCTCCGTGTTGCCCTCGCAGCCGTCCCACATTGCCCGGCAGTATTCTACGATTGCCAACTTTGCCGCACGCGGT